CCGGCGGGCGTGGACTACGCCGTGTTCGACTGCGCCGTGAACTCCGGCCCCCGGCGCGCTATTCTCTTTGCCCAGGCAGTTGCGCGTGTAGCGCAAGACGGTGCCATTGGGCCTAAGACGCTGGCGGCCATCAAAGCCGCTTGCGCCGAGGGGGCTGAAGGGTTCATTGAGGAGTACAGCGAGGCGCGCCAGGCGTTCCTGCGAGGCTTGCCGACGTTCCAGGTCTTTGGCCGCGGCTGGACCCGGCGCGTGGATGACGTGGAGGCGGTCGCCGCGCGTATGTCTCGCGGAGAGGAGATGGCCTAAATGCCCCTTGCCGCCCTAAATCTCCCGCCGGGTGTGGTGAAGCCTGCGACGCCGCTGCAGGTGAAGGGGCGGTATTGGGACGCGAACCTAGTGCGCTGGCGCTCCGGCAAGCTGCTGCCGGTGGGCGGCTGGCAGCGCATTACTAGCTCGCCTCTGGCCAGCACCTGCCGCGCCATCTTCACTTGGTCCAACCAGGCCGGGAACCCCTATGCGGTGCTGGGCTCCGAAGACAACCTCTACGTCCTCGACGGCTCGTCTTACATGGACGTCACCCCGGCAGGCTATGTGCAGCCGGATATCGGCCTGTACGGCGCCTATGGCGCGAGCGACTACGGCGAGCTGCTGTATGGGCTCGACTCCGCCGAGGTGAGCATCGCCACGGCGGCGCGGACGACGAATGTCGTCACCATCACCACCGCAGCCGCGCACGGCTTCCCGGTCGGCATGTCTGTGCTGATCGCGGGCGTGACGGACGCGTCTTTCAACGGCACCTTCACGATCGCCAGCGTGCCGTCGTCCACGACGTTCACCTACGCGCAGACGGCGGCGAATGCGTCTTCCAGCGGCGGCACGGCGGCGCTGCCGGTGGCCGATCGGCGCCCGGCGAGCCTGCTGTTTACGCCGTCCTTCTCCTGGACGTTCGACAACTGGGGCGAGGATCTCCTGGCCGTCTCGTCGAGCGACGGGCGGCTGCTGCACTGGAACACGGGCGAGCCCACCGCCTCGCCGGTCGGCACCAGCGTGATCTCGACCATCGTGCGGGTGTCGAACGTCGCCACGGTGACGACCGTGGACAACCACGGGTACACGGTTGGCGAAAGTGTCGTCATCTCCGGGAACTCGGTGAGCAGCTTTAACGGCACTCAGATTGTCACGGGGGTGCCGAACCCGAAGACGGTCAACTTCACCTTTTCCTCCTCCGGCACCAACATCACCGGCACGGGCGGCAGCGTCACCACGACGAAGGTGATCCCGATCAGCAACCGCGCCGTAATCGTCACGCCCGAGCGCCACGCCGTGCTTCTTGGCGTTGGCGGGGTGCCGCGCCGGGTCGGGTGGAGCTCGCGCGAGAACTACACGGATTGGGACTTCGCGTCGGCGGTGAACACGGCGGGCTTCCTGGATCTCGACACGGAGAGCCTGCTGGTCATGGCTGCGCCCGTACGCGAGGGCACGCTGATCTGGACCGAGAGCGAAGCGTGGCTGATGCGCTTCATCGGCCTGCCCTACATCTACTCGATCGAGCGCATCGGCTTCGGCTGCGGCCTGATGTCGCCGCGCTCCTTCGCGGTGACGGCTGGGCGCTGCATCTGGATGGGGAAGGAAGGCTTCTGGATGTACGACGGCGGCGTCGTGAAGCCGCTGGCGTGCGATGTCGGGGCCTACGTCTTCGACAACATCGACCCGAACTCTGGCCCGCTCTACGCGCACGGGTCCGACAACGGCACCTTCCCGGAAGTCTGGTTCTGGTTTCCGTCGCAGGGGTCTACGGTGCCAAACCTCTCCGTCTACTACAACTTCCAAGAAAACTGGTGGGGCATCGGCAACACGATGACGCGCACGGCGGCCTGCAGCGCGGGCGTGTTTAAGTACCCCTTGGCCGCCGACGACTTGAACGAGGTGTATTACCAGGAGAACGGCTGGACTGCCGCAGGCGCGCCGATCCAGACGGATCGCTACGCCGAGACGGGGTCCGTCAACCTGCGCGACGGCGGGTCGATCTCCTTCGTCCGCCAGGCGCTGACGGACAGCGGCTACGGCTACGACAGCACGGAACTGACGTTCTTTTCGTCCTTCACCCCGGAGGGCGCGGAGACGACGTCGGGGCCTTATAACCCGCGTTCTGACGGCTACACGGATGTCCGCGTGACAGGGCGCGACTTCCGCATCAAGATCGCCGCGACCGAAGACGCCCCATGGAGTATCGGCCAGATGCGGATTGACTTCACGGCGAAGGGGGCACGATGAGGGCTAATCTTCCTCCCGCTCCGGCGGCCTACGACGCGGGCTACTTTACGCGCGCCTTGTCGGCGCTAGACCAGATCGTGGGCCAGACGGTGAACAAGATCGAGGCGGTGGACTCGGTTTTGCTTCAAGCGCCGAACGGGTCGGTATATAAGCTGACAGTCAGTAATACGGGAACCCTAACGACCACGGCGGTGCCGCTTGGACAATCGGGCTCTCCTCCTTACTAGGATGCGGAAGGCGCTGCGACTTGGCGGCGACACGCACTCCCTAGAAGACGTCATCGAAGCCCTCAACCGAGGGGAGATGCAGGCGCACCACAACGATCGCGCGATCATCATCACGGAGATCGTGCAGTCGCCACGGCGCAAGTACGCTCATTTTTTCTTGTCTGCCGGTGAGCTCGACGGGATCTTGGAGCTCATGCCGCAGGTGGAGAAGTGGGCGCTGGAACAGGGGTGTGAGTATGGCCAGGCCTGCGTGAGGCCGGGCTACGAGCCGGTCCTAAAGGCAAGGGGCTGGAAGCGGCGGATGATAATGATGGAGTACGACCCCCATGGGCAGAAGCGCACCGAGTGCTCAGACGGTAACCCAGCGGACTGAACTCCCGCCGTGGCTTGAGGATGTGACGCGCGAAAACCTCGCGCGCGCTGACGCGATCAGCAATCGCCCCTACCAGCCCTACACTGGCCAGCTGATCGCCGGCTTCTCGCCCGAGCAGGAGGCCGCATTCGGCTACGCGCAGGCGGGCGTGGGCGCGACGCAGCCCATGTTCAACCAGGCCTTCCAGACGGCCTCCGGCGTTGCGGCCTACAACCCCGACTTCGTCGCGCCGTCTGAGGTGAGTGCGATGAACGTGGGCGCTGGGCGCACGGGTTTTGAGCGCGTCGGCGGTGCCGGGGTAGGGGCGCAGAACATTACCGCGCCCAACTTCCTGCAGGGCAACGTCGGCGCCTACATGAACCCCTACTTGGAGAACGTGGAAAACGCCGCTCTCTCGCGCCTGCAGGGCGCGACGCAGCAGGCCGTCAACCGCATCGGGGACCAGGCCATGGCGGCGCGTGCCTTTGGCGGCTCCCGTCAGGGCATCGCGGAGGGCGTGGCTCTGGGCGAGGCGGCGCGCTCTGCCGGCGAACTGTCGGCCAACCTCCGCTCGCAGGGCTACGGTCAGGCGGCGCAGCTGCTGCAGGCGGACCAGCAGCGCGCCATGCAGGCGGCGCTGGCCAACCAGCAGGCCAATCTGGCGGCGGGCACGACGAGCGCGCAGCTGGCGCAGCAGGCTGCGCTGGCCAACCAGCAGGCGGGCATGCAGACCGGCCAGTTCAACATCGACCGCGCGCTGCAGTCGTCTCTGGCCAACCAGCGCGCCAACCTTGAGGCGGCCCAGATCAACGCGCAGCAGGCGCTGCAGGCCCAGCAGCTGAACCAGGCGGCGGGGCTGCAGGCTGCGAACCTGCGGCTTGCGGGCGCTGGGCAACTGTCGGACCTGTCGGGCGAGTTCCAACGCTCGCGCCAGCTTGACGCGGCGCTGCTTGAGAACATCGGCGCGCAGCGGCAGGCGCAGCAGCAGGCGGCGCTCGACGAGGCCTACGCGCGCTTCCAGGAGCAGCAGAACTACCCGATCGAGATGCTGAACCTGCGCCTGGGTGCGACGTCGGCCACGCCCTACGGCACGACCCAGTCGGGCACGCAGTTCGTGCCGCGCGGCAATCCTTTCCTGGGCGGCCTGGGCGCTGTCGGGTCCGCAGCGTCGGGTATCGCCGCGCTGGCTCCTCTGCTTGGCTTCTCCGACGAGCGCATGAAGACCGACATCGAGAAGGTCGGGCGCGACAAGGAGACGGGCCTCGATATGTACGCCTACCGCTACAAGGGCGACCCGAAGACCTACCCGAAGGTCGTCGGCCCGATGGCGCAGGACATCGAGAAGAAGTACCCCGAGCAGGTCCGCGAGGTCGCCGGCCGCAAGGCGGTGAACCTCGGCTTCGGCCCCATGCGGAAGGCCATGTCGAATGGCTGACATTCCGACGATCGCGGACTACATCTTTCGCCGCGCGACGGAACTCGGCGTCGACCCCAACATGGCGCTGGGCATCGCCAGCCGTGAAGGGCTCAACTTCCGCACGCTGTCGTCGCCCACCTTCGGCAACGCCGACAACCGCGGCTACAGCTTCGGGCCGTTCCAACTGTTCTCCGGCTCCCGCGACCCGCGCACCATCGCACCTGGCGGCATGGCCTACGAGTTCCAGCAGCGGTTCAGTGCGCCGCCGTCGGCCGAGAACTGGCGGCAGCAGGTGGACTTCTCGCTGGAGCGTATGCGCGATCGCGGCGTGCAGCCCTGGTACGCGGTGCAGAACGCGGGCGGCGTTGGTCCGATCACGGAGATCGGCCGCCAGTTCGCAAGCCGTCTGGGTCTGGGCGCTCCGGCTGCGGAACCCGCACCCGCATCTGCGGGCGTCGTGCCGGGCCCGATGGCCGATGCGGGCGCCTTCAACCCGCAGCCTGCGCCGGCGCCTGCTGCCCCCGTCTACAGGAACGATCTGGGCACCGGCCTGCGCCGTCTGGGCAACTACCTTGCGCCCGGTATGGTCGACCCTGCGACGCCTCTGACGCCCGAGCAGGCGCAGGAACAGCAGCAGCAGGAACGCACGCAGGCCGACCGCATGCGCAGTATAGGTGGCGCGCAGCGCGGCTTTCTGGGATTGTCGCAGTTGGGCGGGCCGCAGCAGGTCGAACAGCCGCAGCTGCGCACGCAGGTCGTTGGTCCCCGGCCGTTCGAGCCGATTGGTATTCGCCGCCGCCGCGGCCTGCTGGACTAGGAGGTAGTCGATGGTCGGTCTTATGGACTTCTTTACGGGCGGCGACCCCGAGCAGATGGCGCAGATTGACCCGCGCTTCGGCGTGCCGCGCAGCGACGTGCGCGACGCGGCGGTGAACGCGCTGGCCAACATCAGCGCCACGCTTCTCGCGGCTGGCCAGCCGATCGCACCGGCGCAGCGGGCGCAGCTTTTGGCGGGGCTGGGCGGCGCCGCCTCTGGTGTGAATGCCGACCTCTATAATGCCTCGCAGCGCCGCCTCATGGCCGCGCAGACCGAGCAGCGACGGAGCGAGCTTGAGAGCGAGCGCCGCATCGGACAGCTCATGCAAGATCCCGAGGCGTTCCAGCGCGAGACGGGTCAGCCGCTGTCGGCGTTCCGTGGGATGAACTCCCGCGACGTGAGCCAGGCCCTTCGCCAGATCGCTATCGCGCAGGCCACTCCGCGTCCGCCCGTCGCGGTCGGCCCCGGTTATTCGCTCGTCGATCCGCGTAGTGGTCAGCCGCTCTATACTTCGCCGCCCCGCCCTCAACAGAGTGTGGTCCAGGGCCCCGGCAACATCCCGCTTGTGGTCGACTACGGCACCAATCCGCCCACGTTCCGCATCGCTACGGAACAGGGGGCCGGCGCTCCCGCCGCTCCCGCCGCACCAACGCCGGCTCCCGCTGCGGCTGCTCTGACGGAGGCCGCCGCCGCTCCTGCTGCTCCGACAGCCCCGCCCGTTGATCTTCGGCGCTCCCCGGCGGCTCCTGCACCGGCGGCGACGACCGCGCCGACGCCGGCTGCGGCCCTGCGCCCGCCCGTCTCCTTGGCGGACCTGCAGCGGCTGGAACGCGAAGGCCGCGTCTCTTTGACGGCGCCGCGTCAGGACTACCGATACACGCCTGACTTCCAGGCACAGGAGCCCATCCCAGGCACTCCGACTGCACGGTCGGAAGAGCGGCAGCGTCAATCCGAGGTCCGCACGGGCGGTGTCATCCTCCGCGAGATTGACCGCGCGCTGGACCTCATGGACACCGCGGCGCTTCCGACGGCTGGCTTTGGCGCGACAACGGCCGCCCGCATCCCTGGAACGGCCGCGTCCGACGTCCGCTCTCTGATCGACACTGTCCGGGCCAACATCGGCTTCCAGCAGCTCAACCAGATGCGCCAGGAAAGCCCGACGGGAGGCGCGCTTGGCAACGTCACGGTCGAGGAACTTCGGTTCCTTCAGAACGCGGCGGGCAGTCTCGACCAGTCGCAGTCCCCGGCGCAGTTCCGGCAGAACCTTAACAACATCCGCGAGATGTACCTCGACGTCATTCACGGCCCTGGTAACCGGCCGCCCGGTTCGGCGCGCCCCGAGCGCCGGCCTACTCGGGCGCAGGGCGCCCCCGAGACGCCGCGTGCCGGCGAAGGCACCACGACGCAGCGGCCTGGCGAAATCCGCACCCCCGGCGGCCTTGTCATTCGGCCCATCCAGTAGGAGCGCGCCATGAGGTACGAAATCACGGCGCCTGACGGTCGGCGGTTCGAGATCGAGGCGCCGGAAGGCATGTCGCCGGATGTCCTCTCCCGCGAGGTGGAGACGGCGTTCGGCGGGGCGCCGGCCGCGCCACAGCCCATCGGCGTTGGCGAGCGGATGGCCTACGGCGCAGGCGACGTCGCTCGCGGCATTGAACAGCTCGCGGCCGAGCGTATGCGCCCGCCGGAGCAGACGGCCATTGGCCGGGCGCTGATGCGCAACCCCAACCTGCGCGCGGTCATGGAGGCCGGCACTGCTGCCGTCCCTCTGCCGACCGCAGAGGGCGCGCGTACGGCCGTTCGTGAGCGCGAGGAGGCGTACCAAGCGCGTCGTACGGCCGGCGGCGACACCGGCTTCGACTGGGCCCGCATGGCGGGCGGCGTGGTCCCTGCCGCTCTTGCTACGGCTGCACTGCGCGCGCCGGTGACGCTTCCTGGCGCGGTAGCGCAGGGCGGCATTCTTGGGGCTGCGCAGGGCGCGGCGATGCCGGCGTTGGGAGAGCCCGATACGCCGGAGCGCGCCCGCGCTGCCCTTTCGGGTCTGTTCTTCGGCATGCTGGGTGGTGCTGGAGGCTACGGTCTTGGCCGCGCAATCGCGCCGCGCGTAGACCCGAACGTACAGGCGCTGCGGGCGGCGGGCGTTGAACTGACGCCCGGCCAAGTTCTGGGCGGCACTGCGCGTGCGACGGAAGAGCGGCTGTCGGGCACCCCCATCGTAGGCGGCGCGATCCAGGCTGCGCAGGAGCGCGGCGTCGAGTCCCTTAACACCGCCGTCGCCAACCGTGTGCTGGCGCCGCTCAACGCGCAGGTGCCAGGCGACATTAAGGTTGGCCGCGACCTTGTGTCCCATGTGGCCGAGACGGTAGGCGACACCTACAAGAGCATTGGGCGAGGCATCACGCCGTTCGGTCTGGATCGTCAGTTTGCGGACGATGTGACCAACATCTCGCAGAACTTTTTGGCGCCCGATATGGCGCAGCGCTTGGCTCGCTCGCTTGAGCGAGACGTGGTTCGCCGCATCCAGAGCAACAACGGCCGCGTCGACGGCGACACCTACCTCACCATCGTAGAGACGCTTGGCAAGAACGCCCGAGAGTACCTTAGCTCTGCCACGCCGGCAGAACGTGAGCTGGGGCGCGCTTTCGCGGCGATGCGCGACTCGTTCGACAGCCTGCTGGCCCGCACCAACCCGGATCTGGCCGATCAAGTGACGGCCGCGCGGCAGGCTTACCGCGGGCTCGTCACGATGGAGCGCGCCGCTGCCAACGGTCGCAACGGTGTGTTCACGCCCGATCAATTCTCGGCGGCGGTGAGGGACACCGACCTTAGCGCAAGAGGCGCCGCCTTCGCGCGCGGGCGGGCCAACATGCAGGATATTTCCGACCCTGCTGTTGCTGCGATGGCGCCGTCCTCGTCGCCTGTCAGCATGGCAGACCGAATGCTGCTGGGCGGTATGGGCGTCGGCGCTGCTGGCGCAGGGGCGCTGTCTCCCGAGGTGATGCAGGCGCTGTCCCTGGCGGCTCTGGGCACCGCGGGGGCCTATTCGGCTCCGGGGACGCGTGCGTTCATGTCGGCCGTAACCGCACCTCGCCCCGCTGCCGTCCGGGGGCTGGGCGACCTCGTCGCCCGATCGGGCGGCGCCGTTGGCGGTACGCTGAACACGATGCCGCCGGAATACCGCCGCGGGCTTCTCGACTAGCCCTTACTGCAGGGTGACGTCCTGCGGCGCGCCGGCTTCCAGCGTCGCCGCCATCAGTATCTCGCGCCGCTCGCGGAGGTTCCGCAGGACGGTGAACCGCTGGTGCATACGGATCAGAAGGGTGGGCCGACGCTCACCCTTCAGTTCGTCCTGGATCATCTGCTCCAGCTCGTCTTCGCGCAGGCTACTCAGCCGGGCGTTCAACTGACGCCAGTTCATGCGGGTGTTCCCTTCAGTTCGTCGAGGGCGATGTCAGACACCGCTCGCTTGTCATAGAGCGCGGCCCAGATGCGCTCGTCAATAGTCTTGTTACTAAGTAACACATAGGCCCAGACCGGCTTGGTCTGGCCGCCGCGGTGCAGCCGCCCGACCGTCTGCTCGAACAGCTCCAGCGACCAGGGCAGCGACAGGAACACCATCTTGTTGCCGCCGTGCTGGAGGTTCAGCCCGTGCCCGGCCGACTTCGGGTGGATCAGCAGCAGCTCGATCTTGCCGGCGTTCCACCGACCGATCGCGTCATGGTGGTCGAGCGTCGCCGCGTTGGGGTAGCGGCGCAGCAGTTCGGCCAGCTCCTCACGGTAGTTGTAGACGACGATGGTGTTGTCCCGCTGGTTCTCCGACAGGATCTCGTCCAGCAGGTCGAACTTGTGCGGCGAGAACCAGACCGCCTTCTGCTCTACCGCAAACTTACCGGCCGTTTCTTGCGCTAGGGTCCGGCTATCGTAAACGAACCCGCTGGCCATCTGCTGCAGCTTGCCGGTGACCGACGCCGCCGTGAGCGCCGTGATCTGCTGGCCGCTCAGTTCGACGAGGTAGTCCTTCTTCATCTTCTCGTAGGGTGCCCGGTCAGCCAGGTCGCAGCGCATCTCGACCGTGTGCAGCGGCGGCAGGCGGTCCTTGTACTCGCCGGGCTCGAGGACGTAGGTGGCCGGGCGGATGGCGTCCATGACGGCGCCCAGGGCGCCCTTGCGCGGCATCCATTCGCCGTACTCGCGGTTGAGGCAGACGAAGTACTTCTGGAGGAAGGCGCCCTTCGACCGGCCCAGCAGCTTCTGGTCCACGATCTTGCATTGCCCGAAGACGTCCTCCAGGCCGTTCGAGGTGAAGGAGCCGGTCAGGCCCCAGCGCACGTTGAACGCCTCGATGTTCTTCTCCAGCGCCTTGAACCGCTTCCCAGACGGGTTCTTCAGCCGGGTCAACTCGTCGAAGACGATGCCATCGAAGCTGCTGAGATCCGGCGGCGCGGTCTGGAGGTTGTCGTAGTTGGTGACGACGACGCGGGCGTCCGACGCGAACGCCGCCGCCCGCTGGCGGGGCGTGCCCACGGCGACTGCTATCGACAGCCCCGGCGCCCACTTCGGCCCCTCGACCGGCCAGACGTCGGTGCAGACGCGCTTCGGCGCCAGCACCAGCCACCGCTTGACGTGGCCGTCGGCCACCATCGCCGCCATGGCCGTCAGGGTGATCGCCGTCTTGCCGGCCCCCACGGGCGCCAGGATCATCCCCCGGTCATGCTCGTAGAGGAAGTCAGCTGCGTCGCTTTGGTACGGGCGGAGTTTCATGAGCGCACTTTGGAGATCAGCCACGCCCAGATCGCGCCGCCGCACACCTTCGCGGCAAACTGAAGCACGATGATCTGCGGCATGAGGACGCCGAACGCGAGCGTCGGGAACACCAGCGAGTCCACGGCCGCGCCCGCCACATTGGAGGAGTTGGCCCGGAACAGCCAAGAACCGCGGAGCTTGGAGAACACCAGCCAGTCAACGAGCGCCGCAACGGTGAACGCCGCCGAGGACGCGATGGCGATGTGGACCGCCGCAGGGTTGAGGATGAACGTCAGCGCACCAGCGCCGAAGATCAGCGCGCCCATCTGCCAAAGCTTCAGCCGAACGTGCAGCCAGTCGCGGAGCGCGAGGTCCAGCCCGATAAACAGAAACGCATTTATGGGCGACACCCAAGGACCAAAGAAAGCAATGGACAGGTTGGCGGCCGTCATGGCCGTGGCGTACACGGCGATAGCGATGTAGAGCATGTTCATTCTCCGTATGTGTATGTGGAAGGTGCGTTGTGGGCCTCAATTCTGGCCCGCATGACGTAGGCCCTCGCCTCTTTAGTTGGCGGGAGGTAGTTACCGCTGGCCCATTTCTTATCTATGCCGACGTTCCGACCTATGTTGGTCGAGTCGGCGCTGGCGAACGGAAGCCGCGTGAACACCTTGGGGTTCAGCATCCGAAGGCCGTGCAGTTTGCACAACGGCCGTCCCTGCGCGTCGCAGGCCGCCGTCATGGCTTGGCCGATGCGGCGCCACCAGAGATCGTTACCTACCACGGAGTACTCGCCGGAGCTACCGATGCAGACCCTGGGGTACTGGTTAACCAAGCGGTCGAGGCGGTCCAGCGTTTCGTGCATGTGCCAGACCGGCGCGCCGAACCATAGCGGCAGCGGCCATTCGTCCAGCAGCGCGTCGTTCGCCGCCTCGTCGCCGTCTATGACGTCGGGGATGACCGCGAAGTCGCAGGACGGGATGCGGCGGCACGCCTCGGCCCACTCGTAGAACGGACGCCAGTCCTTGACCGGCGCCCCCGCCTTCCATGCAGAGAAGGCGCCATTGTCCACGGCGAAGGACTGGCACACGCTCACGGCGATGCCGAGCTGTTCCGCGTGGGCGAAGCTGATAAAGGCGTGGCCCGCACCGATGGCGTGCGCCGCCGCCGTCGTCGGTGAGATGGGTAGCCCGTGGTAATGTATCATAGCGTCATGGCCCAGGCATCCACCTGCTCCTTCGTCCAGAGGCAGGCGTACCGCTGCCCCATGCGTTCCATCTCCTGCGCGAACAGCCTCTGAAGCGGTTCCAGCCGGCCGCCCTTCGTCTTCAGTTCGATGAACCAAGTCTGGCCGCCTGGCAGGCAGACGATCCGGTCGGCCACGCCGCGATGGGTGACCGACCGGAACTTGTAGGCGACGCCGCCCAGCCGGGTGACGTGCCAGACCAGATGGCGTTCAATCTCGCTCTCGCGCATGGCCAACCCATACCGCCGCATTGCCTATTGTGCAACAGGTTCTGTTGTCATATGGTGCGGGCAAGCGAGGTTCAGTAGAGGACGACATGGCA